CATTTTGTCTTTGAGTAAAAAAGAAATAGAATAGAAATGAAGAAAACTCAAATAAACCTTTCCGCTCGTTATGCAGCTGCTTTTGGAGTAGCTTCTTTGGTTGACGTTGTCAAAAAAGAATTGAAACCAAAAAAAATGTATGACGTAGATTATTATCAGGAACGTAGTTCAGATTTTGAAAAAGTAAGTTTCGAAATTAATTTAACTGAAAAAGACGGGAAACGTTATGATGAAAAGCTTGAGTTTTCTTCTGTATTAAAAGGTGAACAAGGTAATATTTTCGCACCTCCATTGATGATTAATTTTTCTCAAGATAAAACATTAATTGAAACAGAGGTTAACGATGATGATGCAGTTGTAATTGAACGTTGGGGTACTAAACCTTGGAATATTGAAATAAAAGGATTGTTGATTGATTTGGATAATCGCATTTATCCAAGTGATGAAATTAAAAGATTAAATACATTTTGGTCGAAAAATACAATAATTGTAGTGTCAGGATTACAATTTGAAGAACGCCAAATTGATGCTATTTATTTCAAAAGTATTGAATTTACTCCATTAGAAGGATTTCAAGATACTATACAATTTAGTGCACAGGCAAATAGTATAAAATCAGTTGCTTTTACATTATCTAAACCTAATGTAACATTTGAATTTGGAACAGCTGAGGCTTCTCAGTTAGATGGAACAGCTTTTTAATTATGAATTATTTGTATTTCAATATCAATTTAAAAGTTAAAATCGGCACTCGTGTTAGTTTTTACAGATGCAAATCTATTCAGATAGAAAGAAGTGTTCAAACCTTGATAAATACAGCTAAAATCATTTTACCTCGTGAATATCGTAACGCTGTTGATGAAGATGGCAAAGCTATAAATATACAAGGAAAATCAATTTTAGATTTTATCAGACGTAAGGATAAAGTTGAGATTTCTTTCGGATATGATGGGCATTTCTCAAAAGAATTTGTCGGTTATGTAACTAAAATAGGTGCAGATGCTCCTTTAGAGATTGAATGTCAAGATGAAATGTTTATGCTTAAATCTGCTAAACGTTATTCAGGATATTTTAAAACAGGAAGTGTAAAAGATATTTTAAAAGCAGTTATTCCAGCGAAATATGATGTCGTTTATGATGCTGATTATTTTATTGGAAAATGGAAAATTGAAGATGCTACACCTTATGAAGTATTACAGGAACTGAAAGAAAAAGCATCGATTAGAGCATGGTTTGGCAATGATGTAAAATTAAACGTTGGGATGTTGGTTGATTTTAAACCTCGAAAAGTTCATCAATTAAATTTTTCTGAAAATATACGCCGTGGTTCTGATATTAAGTTTGAAAGAAAAGAAAGTAAATCGCTTTACTTGACGGTTAAATCATTGCAAAAAGATGGTTCAACAATTGAAAAATCTCTTGGAGAAAAAGGCGAAAATGAAATGACAATTCAAATGCCCGGGCTTTCAAAAACTGAACTGAATGATTTTATTAAAAAATACTATCAATCAAAAAGTTTTGACGGATTTGAAGGAACTATTGATACATGGTGTTATCCATTAATCAAAGAAGGTGATGCTGTTGATGTAGTGCGTCCATATTACGAAGATAAACATCAAGACGGACGATACTTTGTTGAAAGTGTTACAATTAATATTGATGAATCATTTGGGATTAAAAGAAGTTTAAAAATCAGTTACAAATTGTAGTTATGGAATTAGGAGAAATCTTTGAAGCTGCTGTAAAAAAAGCAAACAAACAAGGTGTTAAACGCTTCCCATTGATGACAGAAACAGTTACAGAGGTTTCAGAAACAACCTGTACAACTTCTGATGGTGTTGATGATATTCGATTAAACGCAATTGATACAGATTTGGATTCTAAGATTACTATTTATCCAAAGATAGGTTCTAAAATTATTTATGGACGATTAAATAATAGTGATGATTTATTTGTTTTAAAATATTCGGAAATAGACCGAATTGTTATCAAAATGGATAAACAAATATTTGAAATGAAAGATGGAAAATTCAGAGTTTTAAATGAGGATTCAAATCTTAAAACAATTTTAAACGATTTGTTTTCTACTCTCGAAAATTCAATCATTCAAACCCCATCAGGAGCGGGAAAATTCATTGAAATCAACAAACAAAAATTCAAATCGCTAAATGAACAAATTGATAAACTTTTATTCTAATGGCTTTAAATGACGAACAATTAGTACAGGATATTATTTCAATTCAAGATGAAATGATTCAGTCAGAAAATTACGAAGAAAGTAAACGTATTTACGCTGAAAAATTGATGCAAGCAATTAAAGATTATCTAATGTCATCAGTCATTCAGATAACAGGAACATCAAGCCAAGGTGCTTTTACAGGACAAGGAAAAATAGAGTAATGAAAGATTTTAAACGTACAGATACATTAGACTTAGAAATTAAGAATGGCGACTTTGTGATTGATGAAAGTGATCAACAACATATCGAAGATATTTTCATCGCTCAGAAAGGAGAATTTAAAGAGTTTCCTCAAGTTGGATTTGGAGCTGTTAATTACATTAAAACAAATGTTTCTCCTTATGAATTCGAGCGCGACCTAAGAATACAATTAGAATACGACAATTACTTGAATCCTACTATTGACACAACAAACGGAATTGAAAATACACAAATTACAATTTAATGGATTGGACACAAATATTCGTAACGATTTTAGGATACTTATTGGGTGCGGGAGGTTTAGTTTTTTGGTTTTTAGAACGAAGAAAATTTAATGCTGAAGTATCAGCAGTTTTAGAAAGTGTACAAGCTTCTAAAATTGATAATGACGTAAAACTATCCAATCATTATAAAGACATCTTAGACGATTTGAAACAACGATATGAAGATAGGTATCAAGAATATGAAGCATTGATGCAATCAAAAGAGAAGATTTTGAAAGAAGAAATTTCAATGTTAAATCGAAAAATCAAAATGCTAAAAACTGAAAATATCGAGTTGCGAAAACGTATTGCAGAACTTGAAAAACAAACGAAACATGCAAATCAAAATCCTACATAACCAAACGCTTTTAGATATTTCCATTTATCTATTCGGAACGGCTATCGGTGCAATGTCGTTGGCAATTGCGAATGATATTAGTTTAACGGACGATTTGGAGGTTGGAACAGTTTTGCAAGTTCCTGAAAATACAGATTTCGGACAAAGGCTGATTGCTGAATATTTTCAAAATAAGAGTTTGAAACCTGCGACAGGAATAACGACTATTGAAAAAGAAATAGAAACGCCAAGCGGTATTGATTACTGGGCGATTGAGGTAGATTTTGTAGTACAATAAATTATGAGTGTAGAAAATTATCAAAGAGAAATGATTTTGGCAAAAGAAGCCAATAAAAGTTTAGAAGGTTTGACTTCTACATCCAAAACGTCTATTTGGCGAATGATGTTGTACATCATGGCGTATTCAGTTGAACAAATTGCACAATTATTTGCTTTGCATCGCTCCGAAACTGATGTCAAAATATCAACACAAAAAACACATCGTTTGCCGTGGATTCAAAGTTTGTATTTGAATTTTCAATATGGTTTTGAATTAATCAAAGAAACCGATTTGTTTGATAATACTGGTGCAACCGATGAAGAAATCGAAGCATCAAAAATTATTAAATATTGTGCAGTCAACGAAAGTTCAACTGAGCGTGAAATCATCATTAAAATAGCTACTGAAAAAGATAATGTTTTATCGCCGTTGGAAGCTGATAAAATAGAAGCGATTTACGAGTATACAAAGCGTGTAAAAGGAGGAGGTGTTCCGTACATAATCATCAATTATTTGCCTGATCGTTTGAGGTTGAATATTCGTGTGTTTCGTGATCCATTAGTCATTAATGGAAACGGAATGGATATTACTTCAGCTAAATATCCTGTACAAGAAGCCTTGCAGGAATTTATGAAAGAATTGCCATTTAATGGAGAGTTAAGGATTCAAGATTTAGCAAATAAGTTGGAAGCGATTACAGGAGTTAATTTGGTTTCGGTTGATTTAGCACAATCATGTTGGATAGATGCTGATAATAACGATTACGGCGATTGGACAACGATCGATGTTCGGAGAATTCCCGCAAGTGGCTATTTCACGATTGAAAACTATAACGGAATAAGCTATGAAGTATAATATAGATTTTAATAAGCTCGTGGTTCTGCTGTTGCCGACTTTTATGCGTCAACCTAGAATCATCGCTTATTTACGTTCGGCAATTGCTCCAGTTATTAATATTCATTACGAATTTTTACAACGACGTTTGGATGATCATTACAAGTTAGATCATAATTGGCAAGTTTGCTATTTAGAAGCTGTGTTGAACGATAAATTTGATATTTCGGAAAGACGAATCAAGATTGTTGAAGGCGATAAATACCAAAGAAAATACATTTATACAGAAGGCGAAAAGAAGCCTAAATATTTAGGTACACTTTACATCCGCCCAAGTTCTGATTATGGAGATGATAGTTTTGATTTTAGCGTCGATATGAATGGCGTAAGTGCGAATATATATGATATAGAAGCGCCGGTAAAATTTTACAAGTTAGAAGGGACACGATTTAACGTAATTAATTTAGGATAGATGAATAGAATAAATATACAGCAAACAGGAGGTTTTCCACTCGAAACAGACACGCTAAATGCAATGCAAAATGCCTATGATATCTTTAATTCATTAGGAAATATCATAGCTCCATTAGCCATTATTAAAGGTTGTGAAATCTTAGGAAATACAGTTTCAAATGGCGTTGTGTACATTAATGGTGAAGTCGTAGAATTTCGTGGTGGACAAGCAGGCGCAACAGTTATTATTCGAGAAGAAACGCAAAACAAAAACTTTGAGAATGGCGAAAACAAATTAGTTTATCGTACACGTTATGCAACATTTGGATCAAGTGTACAAACAACGAATTATCCTTGGACTGACTTTCATAGACCAATGACGATCAAAGAGATTCAAAAGCGATTAATGCCTGTAGGTTGTATTGTTTTAGATTATTATGGACGTATAGAAGATATTCCAAGTGGATATGTTTTATGTAATGGCGAAAACGGAACGCCTGATTTAAGTGGAATGTTTATCGTTGGTTATGATCCTTCAAATACAGACTATAATGCTATAGGCAAAAAAGGTGGTTTGAAAGAAGTAACACTAACAACAGAGCAAATGCCAAAGCATAAACATAACGGAACTACTTCTACAGATGGTGCGCATTCGCATGAATATTCAGGTGTTAGAGATCAGGGAAATCAATATTTTGGTAGAGGTAGTTATGCACAACCATATCAGGCTACTACTTCAAATACAGGTTCTCACTCTCATAGTTTTGAAACAAATGAAGTAGGCGGAAATGTACCGCATGAAAATAGACCGCCATTTTTTGTATTGGCGAAAATAATGTACAAAGGTTAAGATTATGGCATTAAATTACACAGATAAAATAACGATTAAAAATTGGTTTAAGACAGGTTTAAAACCAAAACAAGACCAATTTTGGGCTCAATTCGATTCTTACTGGCACAAATCAGAATCTTTGCCAATTAGTTCTATTAAAGGGCTTGGCGATTTACTTG